GATTAGTTTCGTTAGAATCTAAAAATCTTTGTGTTATATTTGTTTTCGGAAGTCTAGAAAATAAAAGCGGGCGAAGTGTTTGTGTATTAGACCAGAAAACATTGTAGCGTTCTTCTGATTTTCCTTCATTGCTGTAAACTGTAAAATTTTCGCCCGCTTCTGTTTGCCATTTTTTCTCGTATTTATCGGCATTCTCAATTTCTTTCGTCCATATATCAACAAGCCCAGCATCACCCTTAGAGTGCGTTAAATCTTCTTTATTTTCAACTTGAACACCTTGCATTTATATCAAATCTAATATTTGTCATTTCGGTGACGCGTGCAAGCCTCTAATTTTTATTTTTGCTAAATAATTATATTAGTCAAGTGATTTTCTGTTTTTTTTCTTAATTTTCTTTTTAAATCTTTGTTTTCTGTGGTTAAAGCTTCGCATTTGCGCTCAGCTTCCATCATCCGATTAATAATAAATTGATGATCAAGCTGTCTTTCTTTTGCGCGAATTAGTTCTAATTCTAAATTTTCAATTTGTTGTTTCATATTTTTATTTTTACTTGATAATTTTATTTGTCAACAATTATTTTTTACTGTGTGCATAATTTTTGGGATTAAAATCTCGATACCATTGTTCTTCAAGAGCCATTTGAGTTTTAGGAACTTCGACAACGATAGGGCGAGACATGCAAAGATAGCGCAAAGTATCGCAATTATGAACAATTAAACCTCCTTCGATTGTAAAAGAATTAGTTTTAGGCTCAAATAGACAATAAACTGGTTGTTCGCTCCAATCTTCTACGCTTACGCAACGCACTGGCTTTGCAATTATTCCCGCAAAATTTACTTTTGTTTTGGCAAGTTTTTGTTGTAAAATATTCTTTTGAGCAATTTTGACAATTCTTTGAAATTTCTTTTTTTGTAAAAATTTCTTTGCAATTTTCTTCCCAATGTTTTTTATGCCATTTTTTACCATCATTGCTTTTATGCCATAATTTAGCAAATTCTTGTGCTTTTTTAATATTTTTTCTTCCAATTTCTTTTTTGATTTCATCGTTGTGTTCTTTTGCGTGCTCAACAAACGACAAACATTCAAGATTAGATAATTGATTATTTGTTTTGTCTTTGTCTTTGTGGTGAATATGGCAGTTTTTAGGAATTTTACCATTTGCATCTTGCCAAACCAACCTATGCAGTCTAACGCCATTTTTTTGAAAATAATTGCCACAAAAATAATAATTTTTATTTTTGTATTTTTGAATTGTTTCACTAATAATTTTTGGTTCCATAAAGCTAATTGATTATTAAAATCTTTAGCATATCGCCAAGTATCAGTATTGTCAAGTATTTTATGTTTAGGAGTGCATATTACAACAACTCCATTTTCAAAAATTAGTTTAATAGTCTTTGCTTTTGTTTTAGTTAAAGATGGGTAATATTCGTTTGTCCATTCATTGCCCGCTAGTATTTTATGAATTTCTGGATTTAATTTTTCAATTGCAATTTTGCCTTTGTCAGTGTCAACCATTGTTCCTGCAATAAAACAAGCATGATCTTCTAAATCACTATTTAAATCTTCGGGCTTAGAATTATCATATTGCATGAGCGGAAGCGTTCTAATTAAATTCTTGCAAGTGTTTACAAAATATAAAAGCGGTTTGTTATCTTGTCCGCTAAACCTCGCTCTTATTTGTTGCCAGCCTGCTACCCGTTTATTGTCCGCTGATTGCCAGTAAATTTTCTCTTTACTCATTTGTTCCGCAATTGATTCACCACTTGAAACATCAAATATTGCAGGATCAGCAACCATATTATCCATTTTTTCACCCTGTTGCATTTCCTTTGTATTTTTAGCAATGTCGCCAGCATGCATTTTTAAGCCTTCATTTGCTTTACCCGTGCAACCGTAGAACTCGCGATAAATAATAATTGCACCCCTCGGAAAGCTTCGTTTTATACCACCACAATCAACAAGCGAGCCATCACTAACGGCACCCCAAAGAACACAAAAAGGTTTAGAATAGCCCCAATCAAACGCACGAATCTTAAACCATTCGGGAGGAATAAAAAACGGCTCAACAATATGCTTAGTTTTGTCAAAATTATCAAAATAAGCTCCGTCGATGCAATCCCAATCTCCATCTAACATTGCGCGCGCTAATGCACCGCCCAAGCCTTCGAGTTTAGCAGCATAAAGTGGATCATTTTCTGTCATCGTTGGATTATCTGCTAATTTAGCGGGAATAAATTGCCGAAGCATTCCGCCCTCAGCGTCTGGCATCCTTCTTATTTCCATTGGTTTACAGCCATCAATAAAAGTTTGTTTAACAAAATCATGTCCAACGCCTCCAGGATTCGAACCACAAATAATTAATGGCAATTTTTGTTTAAATTGTGCGGGGACTACAAGCGAGCCAATACGACAACGACCACGTAAAAACCTATAAATCTTTTCGCTGAAGTGCGTAAGCTCATCTATGAGCAAAATATGAATTTCGGCACCCTGATATTTTACAACATCTTTCTCGTGCTGGCAGTGGCAAAGGTAAATTTTAGAACCATTCCAAAATGTTATCTCATCACTAGTAATTGTTGCGTGCTTCGATTTAAGAAAATCAATTAATAAAGCATTAAAACCGCTAGCACCCTCTATGTGATTTTTTGCAAGATCAGAAAATATTCGACGAAATAAATAAATTTGACAATTAGGAACTTGAAGGGCATATGATATCGCAATTAATCTCATTGCGTGGGATTTACCACCTCCTGCCGCACCACCGTATAAAATCTCGGTAGCTTTACTAAAAAATAGATCTTGTTGGCGTTTATGGAGTTTATTTGCCATTTATTTCATCGGAAACAATCAATTGAAATATCGGGACTGTTAAATGTTCAATTTCATTCTTTAAACTAAACTCATCTTTTGCCTTACGCTCCAATAACCATTTTGAATCTAAAACACTACCACTTTCTATAGCCTCAAAAACATTAATTTTGGATTGCATGACTAGATGACTTTTAAGAATCTCTTTTTTAGTCGAGAATTCTGGGTGCACCTTACAGTAGTTGTAAAGCGTGCTTTTATCTATACCCGCATGAAAACTTGCTTGCTCGTCATTAAATCCCCTCATAAAAGCATATTCCAATTTATCGACTACCTCTTTTGTCATTATAGTAGGTCTTCCAGCTTCTTTATGTTGACTTTTTGGTTTCTTTTTAGTCATTGTTTTTAACCATGTTTTTTCTTTGATTTACCTTTTAACATTTTATTAAAATCATTCACTTCAAGATTAATCATCAACCGTCTTTTTGGTTGCCTATCTTTCCTAAAAATTCTGCATTCAATCTTTGGTTTCCAAACACTAATTTTCAATTGCTCTTTTAAACTAGCAATTTCTTTTTCTTTTGCGATAAACTCGTTAATAGTAATTTCGGACATAATTTTTTTTTATTTTTAACCAAGTGCTAAAAAGTTATTAAATTATTTTTAATTGTCAAGTTAAATTTAAAGAAAAAAAAGTAATCAAAAAAAAGAAACATTATACACAATTAAGAAAGAGCTTTTTATTTTTTCTTTTGTTTAACTAACTTCTTTTAGTTAGTTTATTTATTTTGTTTTTGTTTTTTTGTATCTTATCACAACATCTCACTTTGTCAACTTATTATATTATATATCTCTTATTAACTCCTAATAATCCACTAATTTAATCACAATTTAAAACATTTTATTCACAAATTATTTTTAATCTTTTTTTTAACATTATCTTTTAATATTCCAGCAAGCCCTTGTCTCTCTAGTCTTATCTCATTTTGAACAATCATTAAAATAATTCATCTATTCGCTTGACATTAATAATTTTATGATTCATAATATGTCTAACGAAATGAATTTAATTTATTTCAAATATTAACTTTAAAAAAACAAAATATGACAAAAGCAGAATTAATTAAAATTTTAGAAATTGGATCAGAAACTGGATTAACATTTTTTGAGCAAGCTATAAAAGATGGTTATAATTTTGAAAATGCAAAAATTATTGCAGCTTTCGCGTTGCATAATCTTGGATTTAAAAAATTATTTATTGAATCATTTTTGAAAAATTTAAAAACAAATAACAACTAATATTAACTTAAATAAACAAAATATGAAAAATGTAATAAAAAATTCTAATAATCAAATTATCGCATTAAAATTAAACAAATTCGAGGTGGTCGCTCGCTACATGGTCGGTTATGGTGCAAATCTACGCAAGCTTGCTGGCGTGGCAAATAAAAAGGTTGTGGTTTTAGCAACCAACGCTTCAAGAGCTTTGGAAATTGCCGAGAGAGTTCACGACATTAAAGAGACTGGCGGACTTAGCTCGGGTTATGTTGTAAAAGCCATTAAAAAAAGATGGTAAATTATAAATTAATATTAACTTAAATTTAAAAATATGAAAAAAACAAAATTACAAAAACTAACGGCAATCAAGAAAAATCTTGAGAATCGTTTAACAAAAATCAATACAGAAAGCCACAGAATCCAAGGAATTTTGCTGGTAAATAACCCTTTTTTTCGAGAAGTTGAATTTGCTTTAAATAATTATTGGACAAGTAATGAACAAGAAAAGCAATATTGGTTCAATATGCTTTTTGATGCAAGAGATGGCGATGAAGATTCATTAATATTGCTTCGTGCCGAATTTAAATTTAACGAATCTTTCAAAAAAGAAACGGCGAGGTTCAAAAATGTATAAAATATTTTTAACAATCGCTTTAATCGCAATCTTTTTATTCAAGCAATCGCACGAATCAAAAAAATACAAAGCTGAATTTGAAAATAAACTAGAATTCAACTCTAAGAAGCTTCACGCTGTAATAACTGAAGTGTGGAATATTAACAATTAATTAAAAAAAATATGGTTTTAGATTTTATAAAAGGTCAAGAAGTAATGATCGCAAAAAACAATAAATTTATTGGCTTTGTAATTTTTTCGCATTGGGAAAAAACGCATGCAAATGGCAAATACTGGTTTGACATAAATGGCAATAAATACTCAATAACTGATCTTGCTTAATTTTCTAAAAATATTAACAATTAACTTTAAAAAAATATGAAAACAAATAAAAAACAAAGAGAAATCTCGAAAAAGCACTACGAAAAAAACAAACACATAATCAGCGAAAGAAACAAGCACAATCGTAAACGCCAGCAACAAGTAGAAAAATTCTACTTTTACGGGTTTTGGCTTTTACTAACGGCTGTTCTTGTCGATACATTTATCAACCAAATTCTTTAGTTAGTTTATGTCAAAAATTAATTTAGATAAAGCTATTTTTTTAAAAAAAGTTGAAAACGCTATCGATATTGCGGTTTGTTATAATCTAGATTTTGATTGGATAAGTAAAAATCAATGGCTCGTTTTGTTAAACAAAGCAAGGGCTGGCGATGAAGAAGCTTATAATTTATTAAATCCTTGTTTTTTTCAAGATTTTCATCGCATAATTAATAAAAATACACCGATTAAAAGAGTTGAACAAATTAAACAAGATTTGCAAGTCTTTTTTGATAATAATTTTGAAGCTAAGGGGTTATATCAATCTTTTTATAATTATGAAAAGGATTTAATATATCGCATTAGCGACCATCGGTCTTGTCCAAAATGTAATTATATTTTGATAAACAAAAAAATTTGGATAAGTTTAGGATTTTTAGAAAACCAAAATAAATATGATTATGACATCGTTATTGATATCCCAAATTTTTTTAATATTGAAAGAAAAAAGCAAGCTTTATTTTTAATACTAAAAAAAAATAAAAATTTAATTTATGAAACAATTTTGCGAAAATCAAAAATTATAAACGAACCTTATTTTTGCAAAAAAATTAATTCTCTTTAACCAAATTTTAAAATAATATTTATGATTATAAAACTTAAACAAAAATCAACTTTACAAATAACAGTTGAAACACAAGTAAAGGAAGCCCTCAAGCTTAGAAACGGTAGCGTAGGTGGCACAA